TCAGCGTCGCGTTCTATACCAGTAGGCGAAGCATCCAATCAGCGCGAAACCAACCGGCCCAATCCAGGCACTTGCAGTGAGCCAAGATTCCTTCCGAATAAGAATCCCGTATTGCGCCAAGTCGACGATAAACCTCGCGATCAGCAACGTACAAGCAAAGACTGCCACATAGCTGAGCACCGCTCGACCAGCGCTTATCTCAGGCTTTTGCTTGCTCATAACTTACCTCGACCACTCCAAGCTGCCCACCCTGGAGCAACCCCGATACCCACAAACTCTCCCGATCGGACTGACTCCGCCGCCGCTATAAGCCCTTCCAGTCGTCATCATGCCCAAGGCACCCGCAGTGACTGCGGCAAGAAAAGTCCTTGAAGTACACCTTTTCAGCTTCATTGTCTCAGTCCTTTCGTGAGTGTCATCAGGCTTTCCAGAACAGACAAGCCTCGCAGTTCAGATGCACAGCCTTGAATAAACCTGACAGTTACACGATACCCATCAGGTAACTCATTTAACAACGTTATTTACGTCACACACTCAAGTGCTCGTGGGCAAAGATGTCGGCGATCGCCCTGAGACATCGATCGCCCTGAGACATCGATCGCCCTGAGACATCGATCGCCCTGAGACATCGATCACCCTGAGACATCGATCGACTGACAGTAACAGAACTAGCCGACCGTGAACGTCGACACGATCCTTTGTCAGCACCCGAAGATAGGTAGGCAGGGAGTAATGCGCATGTTCCTCTCATGAAACATGTGAACCCAAGCGAAATGGTACGTTTCATGTACTCATTTTGACAAGAATGGGACAACGGGAATTTCTGATACTCATTCCAAAAAACAAGCAGTCCAGAGGCTCTTGCTCAACGCAGGCAAAACATACCTCTAGCGCATCTCTATCTCAGATCAACGCGCACTATTTCCCCGCTGTTTTCGGCAGGGAATCAAAAAACTCATCTAGCGGCTCTGACCAATCATAGGGAATTTGGGTATCTTGCCCATCGATAACCACCTTAGGTGTCCATTTATATTTCGGCTTGAAATATTCCCTATACGACTGCCTGGAGCTCTTCAGATAGCTTTCATCATAGTACGGACTATCGTCAACAAATAAAGATTCAACGGTTTTCTTACTTAATCCAACCTTTTTCGCGATACCTGTAATAGTTTCGCGCGCTTCCTTCGTATTAGGGTTGTGATCTGATTCAAGACTGTCCTTATACCAGTACTCCAGAAGAGCCTTGTGTAGATCAATAACTTTACCCGGTTCAAGTTTCTGGGCTGTTATCACCGCTTGCGTGGCAACAAATGTCCAATGATTCTGAAGACTTGGAATCGGCTGAAACTCTAGAGTATATGCCCGTCCTTCATCCGAACGCTTCATCAGTTCATCAAAGGTAAAATGATGAGCCTGAGCTGCCGATTCATCGCCATAATCGAAATATACTCGCACAAGATGCTGCGATGGGTGCTCTTGATCAATGCTGAAGACCAGAGCATCACCATCGCGCTCAACGTGGTATCCAGAGTTTTCGTCTTGATGAACACTACCTTGAGTATCCGTTGAATTCACCCCAGCGTTCCTGCCGCCTTCAGCAGCTTGTTGACCACCAGATGAGCAAGCACCTAAGCCAAGTATCACGAGGCAGGCAAGAGAAACAACTCGAATACTCTTCCCCCACTGCTGACGAGCAGAGAACTGTCTTTGCTGCACGGCCACTCCTTTACACCACAAGTCCCGCACTCCCCTATCTGACAAGGGAGCATGCACGAACTATCCACCGGTAAGCAATTGCGAAACAACTATAACCCGATGGAGCTGTTAACTAGCACCAAACCTCACATGTGATCCACAGAGAAGGGTCGCTGACATGTCCCTGATTTCATTCTGCTTGGACGGATGGGAAATTGGGGACATGCTCGGGAAGCGCAATCAGGATGCGAAGAGTCGTGCGACTCGCCTTATTGAAGACCACATCCTGGCTGAAGGGCATCCAGGCAGTCCCCCAGGCAACGCCGGGGTGCACCACCTGATAGAGGTCGAGAACTGTTCTGGACAGACACTTACATCGGGCAGAAAACAGGGTAGACACCGAGAAACAAAGCCCACATCACGTCAGTACGCCCCCCCAGATGACGGACATCACTCAAGCCCTTGCTTCCCTAAGGCATCCTCGCTACAGACGTACGCTGTGCGACTATCAGAACCTTTGCCTTTCTCGTCGTACCACCGGTTCATTTCTTCAACGGTTGTACCAGGTTCAAGCAATCCTGCCTTAACCAAACATTCAAACATGCCCACTTTTCACAAGCACTCTCAAACCCCAATAAACACGCCAAAAACGGCGCTATTCCAACGAAAACACGCTGCCAGTCGATGCGCACAGGGGCGCACACAGACGCACCGAAAAGCGTACTGTGGCACCCAAAACGTTACTTTTTACGTTATACCTGAGGGCATAAAAAGAGAGGCCCTACGGCCACCCGCACAGGGGTAGGCCGCAGGGCCACACGGAGCGTCTAAAACCGGTTAGACGTTGAGGAGTTTCTTGGACGCTTCATAGACAACTTGGCGTCCAATGTTGTCGATCTGTTCTGGTGTCATGTCCCGCCAGTCAGAAAGCGTAATCTCGACCAGAGTCTCCTCGTCGTCCAGCGCCTCCACGTACCTGCACGCTCTGACGAACAACAGGTCTTTGTCGCCGCCGCTTCGTTGAAGCTCAGTAGAAACAGGGTTTGTCGGGTCGATCAGGTGTCCGAGCTTCCTCAGCAAAACTCCTGCGGTGGAATTGATTGTGCTGAACTTGTTCAGGTCTACACTTGGCATAATTGGTGTCCCCCTTCATGGAAACATGGTTGAAAAAATTCTGGTTGTCTCACGCCTAGGTCCCCCAAGACCTAGGCGTTCAGTGGTCGATTCTGCGCATCTCCTCCTTCATGAACTTATCCCTCATTTTATGACCATTCAGGTCCTCACACATGCGCCTGACAGCCTTAAACGCCACACGCTCCACATAGTCACGCGCCGCCTCACTACTCCCCATGATCTGCTCATAGTCCTTTCCTAACACGTACCGGTCCCACACGACCCGTTTCGATACTGGTGTTAGCCGCTTGAACGCAGACTGAACATCAGCGCACATGGCCCACGCCAGGCCGTGTGTTGCCGGGTTCCCCTGTGCTTTCGGCATCGACGGGTCCACACGGGGACGATCATCCGTAGGAAACCCCCAGCCGTGATAAGGGTCGAAGCAGTGAGCTAACACCTTCGTTACCGTTCCAGGCGTGTAGTCCCCGCTCAAAGACTGTTCCTTTCCATGTTACGGGTGTAGTAGTTGACGAAGAATTGTTGTCCTTTGCCGGTGACTTTCGTGGTCTTGTTGATTGTCACGTGTCCGTCAGCGTGTCGGATCGTGGACTCTTTGACGCGGAACAGGTCAAGGTTCATGGCCTTTTGTGTGGGCATGTTCCAGTCTGTGCCGCGTCGTTTAATCAGCCAGCCGTCGTCGCGTAGCTTCTGGTAGAGCCTGTTTTGTCCGAGGTCAACTCCGTTGCCTTTGAGAATCTTTGCGAGTTCTCCGACAAGGATTGTTGTTTCGGAGTCTGCTACCGCGTCAGCGAAATGCGCTTTGGGTTCCAGTTCAACAATTTTGCTTTCAGCGGCGATTCTTTTGTGTTGTTCTTCTTTTAACGCGGTCGCAATTTTGATAATTGCGTCTGGGTTGAGGAGTGCTTCTTCAAGTTTGGCGGGTGTCATGTATGCGCCGTGTTTGCGGATTGAGGGGAGGACGACGTGTGTGACCCACCGCTTGAACCTCTTCGCTCCGGGGACTCGGCTTCGTAGGATCGCTGAGTACATGCCCGACTCAGAAATCGTTGCAAACTCTTGGCTTCCTCCAAGGGTGTGCAGATTCTGCACCCCCTTTTCGTCGTCCTCAAGGCTGCGAAGCATTGCTGATGTTGCGGAGTATCCAAGCAGCTTCGACACGTCCTTGGCGACGAACCACGGGTCCCCCTCATCATCCACCAACGAACGAACCTGCGTATTCTCATACTCAAACTGAATAATCTCACTCATAAAAACATCTTCCCTTCCTAAAACACTTCCCTATTCCGTCAACATTAATTACGCCGCGTTAATGTCACGCTGCATATCCCCAAACGGAACCTCATGCTTATGATGCTTATAATCAGGAAACCCCTTGAACAGAGTGTCAGAGAAATAGTTCACCAAACCGGCCTCGCCAGCAGCATTCCACTTCGTCGCACACCGCTGAGGATGCTCCCACACGTACAACCACAACCAGCCCAACACCTCATCAATCGGAACACGCGACGACCGGGAAAACCACACGCACCCCTTACGTAGCGCCCGCCAAAACACCGTGAAGTCATCACCACCATCAGCAGGAAGCTCCCACAAGTCCTCCCCCGGATCATGCAACAACGCGTCACGCACATCGTCAATCGAATAAAACTGGTCCCCCAAAACTTAACCTTCTCTCTTTCTAAAGAAAAATTGTTTCTTTCCTGTTTTTATGGGATGAGGCTCTTAACCCCATCCACGCCGTTCTTGATTAGCAGCGAGTTCACATCCCAGCCCCTCGGCACGACCGCCCTGATAGCGTTGGGAACATCCACGCGGACCTTCTCCCACATCTCGTCCCCAGCGTCATCACCGTCAGACCACACAACCAGACGCTCACACCCCTCAAAGAGCTTTGAGTACCACGCCCGCCACGACTGAGCACCCGGAAGACCAGACGCATACAATCCACACGCGTACAGTGACAGCGTGTCTAGCTCCCCTTCACACAAGTGAACGATTGGAGAGCGCAGAGCCGCCTGTGGTAGGTACATCAACGCTTTCTCACCCTTGGGTTGCGTGTATTTAGGTCCGTCGCCTTCAAGCCTGCGAAACCTCATGCCCACGCAATCTCCCGCGTCGTTAATGTAAGGGATCGCAAGGTGGCCGCAGAATCGTTCATCCCCTGCCATTGGGGTTTGGACGTATCCCAGGCGCACATGCTTTCGGTTTCTAACCCCATCCAGGCCGCGAGCCGCCAGATAGTTGCATACCCGTTCCGTGACCTGCCCGGCATACCTGGCGACCCGTTGATTGTTCACCCGGACCGTATGCTCCGAAACCCTCGGCAACACGTCGAGCTTCACGCCAGCCAACTCCTTCCCATTGCATTACCCATTGCAAAAACCCTCCACCAGCCCCACAGCCAAAACAATGCCAATGCCCTTTCTCAAGGTCATAGTTGAGGCTGGCATTCACGTCAGCGTGGAACGGGCAAACCATCATGCCGCGCCTGCGGGCAGTATCAACCCCGTAATGAGTGAAAGTTTTCTCAAGTTTCCCCCCGTCTGGTTCCCATGATCGTTTGCCCAAAAAATTCCACACCCCCAAAAGGATCATTTAGAGCCGGTTTAACACGGCCACAAAATCGTCTAACCGCAACACCGCATACCCCTCAGCAACAGGCTTCCCACGGGCTTTCACCACAGCCACAGGCGACACCACAGCCGGGTCAAACCCGCGATTCTTCGCATACAACACGGCCTCAGCCTTCGCTTCACCAAGGTATTCCGACAAGCGCATCTGTTGACGATTCTTCGCTTCCAACACAACCCGATGCCCCCTGGGGCAACGCACCACAAGATCACCCTCGTCTGCCTGCCCCATCTGACGTAACGCTTCCACATCAACGCCACGCTCACGAAGAAAGACGCGGACCTCTTTCTCCCACCGGCTACCTTTCTGCTTGTTCGCATTCCCCACCACGAATCGCCCACCTATCGCGCGTGGTATTCAATGGCGGTGAGCCGCTCATCAATGTCATCAACCTTTGACGCCAGGTTGTTAACCGCATTCCACAAGTGTTCAGAATCGTCATCACACGCCGCGCGCAGACTCTTCACCTCATCAACACTACGGGCCACCCGATAACGCAGGTCTTCACCCTTGTGCGTTGTCTCCATTCTTAAGCGCGTCATCCTGTCGTTTATGTAATCCTTACACTCCTGCCACACCCACACGGCGGCAAGAACACTCCCCACCAGTGCGAATCCAAAACACGCAATCAACTCGATAGTCCCCATACAAACCCCCTAAAGTTTTCTTCTCTCCTTGGTTCCACTACAATTAGTTTTCACACGGTTGGCCGTTCCTTCTGGGCAAACAATGTCCTCGATGGGTCACAAGCCAACACGATGAAACGATCAGCAGACGGGTCACTCGGACCATCCCTCTGCTTCAAGCACGCCACATTAAACTCACCCTTAGCGGCGTCCAACGCAACACCTAAAGTCAACTCCGGCTTCTCAGCCATACCGTTCTTCACCTGGTCACGAGACGGCGGCCTCCACGATGAATACTTCGCGTCCGCCGTCTTATCCGACGCGTGATGCAACACCAACACGGTCACCCCATAATCGCGAGCAAACCCCGTAATGTCCTGCATCACCTGCATCTGCGCCGTGTAATCCGACTCCCCGCCCTCAAAATCCATCAGATTGTCAAACACAACAACCTCAGGTAGGCGATTATGGAGAAGCACATACACGTTCAATTCATCCTCAACCTGCCGCCACGTGATCGGCGACGTGAAAGACAAACGAATCGGCAACCGGGCCACGTGCTCAGTCAAGAACGCTTCCCCATCGGTTGTGGACATTAAAGCCTCAACCTCAGCGGACGTTTTACCCGTCGCAATAGACGCAAGCCGAATACCAGCAGTAAACGGTGACATGTCGGCGCTGAAATACAGAGTGGGCAGCCCCATGTTGGCAACCCAAAACAGGGCCAACCCACTCTTCTGACTACCACTACGCCCCGCAACCATAATCACCTGGCCGCGCCTAGGCTCAACTCCCCACTCGTAAAGAGCCTGGAAAGCATCAACCCTGGGCAGTAGCTTCGCGTTTTCAGCGCCTTTGCGGAGTGACTGAAACACGTTCAGTCCCAAACCACGCTCCCACTATCAAGCGGTCAGAACACTGGCATGTCAACCGGCGCAGCATCATCCACAAAAGACGGTGGCGCAGGCGCATTGTCAAACTTGTCAATCAGAGCGTTCGCGTACTTGTTCGCCTCGTCAAACCCGTGATCACCGGGTTTCAAGTTCACCATCTCCCAATACTTGTCTTTGGCAATACGGAACGGCCCACACAACTCGTTCAGATTCTCTGCGAACTTGTTCGCAATCCCCTTGTGTACACCCCACGTTACGCCCACAAACTCCTCAGGAGTCTGATTGGCAAGGTCCGCGTCAGAGTTAAACACCCACGCATCCATCACAACATGATTGGTAATGGTCGGTTTGTCTTCATACGTGCCCGCCACGCCAAATGTCACTTCCTTTGGCACGGCAAGGATCGCGTGCGCTGGTGCGGCCTGCTTCTTCATTGAAAAAAACTTCGTGGGTACGTTAAAATTCTTTGCTCTCTTCATAAAATTCTGATCCCCCTAAAATATCTCTTGACCCAAAACGTTCCCAATTTGCATTCAACACATCCCCCCCTTATCTCATGGTCATCCCCCCCCTTCTACTGGTTCCCCTTTGCAAGCCGCGTCAACAAGCGACCCTGCTCCTTAAACTTCTCAGTCAACAACACGCTATTAGCAAACATCGTCGAATGAGACTTCCACAAGCCCTGCAACGCCTTCACGTCCTCACAGTCAAGAATCATCTTCAACAAGCCACGCTCGTTATCAGACAACCCATCAATCTCACTCTGAACCACACTAGGCACAGGCTCGGTCTCAACGTCTTGGGGTCGCAGCCCATAATCAGCAACCACACCCTTATCACCCACAGGCCGCCCACCAAGCTGAACACCAACCTGATACTTCGCCTTCAACGACTCAGCAACCGCCAACACGCGATCAATAGGAGTCAAATTCTCATCCGACCACGCTTCACGCGCCCAACCCGACAACGCGCCAAGCTCATCCTCAACCGCGCCGCCAGTGCCCCTAACAACGATCCACGGAGCGTCATAGTCGCGCCCAGCTTTCAACGTCACCGTCACCTCAGCAGCATCCTCCTGCGGAAACCGCCGATCTTCATCTTGTCTTGTCAAGCAGCAACACCACTCCCCTGCTTCCCATCTTCTTGCTTTCCTGTTTCTTCTGGTGGTCCGATCTTCACCGGACCATCCTCCACCGGCACATCCCCAGCATGTCTACCGCCAACGGCTTGGCAGTAATCCCTCACCGGACACCACGAGCACATCGCCCCAACATTAGGGACAAACACGCCAGCCTCAATACCACGGCCCGTGTTACGTAGCCAACGGGCAATACCAGCATCCTGTGAGGCGGGAGTATTCACCCACCGGTCAACCTCACCACTCATGCCCATCCAAAACGCGCCACGCTTAACATCCACGCCAGCAAGCCTGAGTTGAGCCGCGTACGCCTTCAACTGGGCATCAGACTGAGGAACACTCCCCGTCTTAATATCCACAACCACGTAATCACCATTGCCATCAGTGAACACGCGATCAACGAATCCTTGAAACGGGAACCCACCTAAACGCTTACGAACCTCAAGCTCAACACCCAAAGTCTCACCACGACTAGTAAGAAACGATGCGACCTGGAAGTTGGAGTCTTTGCGCCAGGCAACCCAGTTGTCCACGATGCGCGGACCCCAATAGTCACACCACTCTTCGTTCTTACGCCCAGGCCCACCCGTCTTACCGAAACCACTCTTCAACTCCCGGCCAGAGGCTTTAACCTCACTCTCCAACCGAATAGCACGGTCCTTCTCACGGGCGAACACCTGACGATAGAAATCATGAAGCTCACGAACATCAACGATGTTCCCCAGGTCGTACTGTTCTGTCGTCTCATGCACGGCAGTGCCCATCAACGTCACCCACCACGTCTGCTTATCCAAATGATGCAAACGAGAAAGCCTCCACCGTTCAGAACACTCCGCATACTGGCTGGCGCTCGTATAAGAAAGCTGCCGCACCTGCCCACTACCCACACAACCACCTCCCCTTCCTGTTCTCACATGTGTCATTGATTGGTATCAGCGTGCCCACCGGACCGGCGAACACACCCTCAATTATACACAAGTCCCTTCGCAAGTCCAACCAGAACGGCCACAAAACGTGTGGCCTTTAACACATTTCGCGCCGTCTACAGGGAGAGTATTCGCTCCTCAAATGCGGCAAGTCGAACGTGCCTAAGGTCGGCCACGAAGTTGCCGTCATCATCTAGGAACGGGTCACGAATCCAGCCAGTGTCTATGCCGTCCCTACGCGGAACCCAGATAAACTCATTGTTTTCTGCGTCGTAATCGACGACCACGTTTTCTGACATCGACTTACGCATAACAGATGCCGCTTGACGCTTCTGTTGAGTTGTGACATCAGAGTTTGCGTCAATGAGCGCAAGCGCCCTGAGCCCGTTCGCAAGATTCTCACGCTTTGGCGCACGCTTCACAATCCAAGGAACAGCGGAAGCCTGAAACTCCACGCGCTCCGATCGCCCCTCATTCCTCGCCTTCAAGAACCGAGACCATAAGGAGACTGTTGTTTCGATGCCGTACTTTTCGCGGTAAAACTCCACCATCTGTGGATAGGTGTAACCCTCATCACGTAGGAGTCTTAAGGCTTCGGCCTCGTCTTGAACTTTTGACCTGGCCACCGTAAACACACCATCCCTCAAGCAGGCTAGAAGATGCAACCTTCCTGACAGGACACCATTTTACTCAATCGACACTCAACTACACACCCAATTCAGACGTGAACAACACCACAACACCGGTGTTATGCGGCGAGTCGGCTTGACACGCCACGCAGCCTCGTGGCACGCCTAAACACGCCACCACAACCAGAACACCGCCTGGCCTCAAACACGCTCACACCCGTCACATACTCGCCACACGAAACAGACTCCACGTTAGCGCACAACGGACACGCGTCACCACCAGCCGTCCACAACGCCAAATTAGGGCCACCAGAAAGCCACGGGCGCAACCGGTCAAACAGGGCCTCAGTCAACTCAACATCACCCCGGTTATACGACTCCATACGCCGCCACGCGTCAGCCTGGCCAGCCAAGCACTTCACCCACAAACCATGCCCCTCATGTTCAACCTTCCGACCCAAACCTAAACGGTCAGACACGTAATCGAGCTTGTTTGATGGGAACTTAAACTGTTTGCGCACCACTGGCAGCAAGTCCATATGCTTATACGGTGAGGGTTGAGCGAGCCCAGCAAGCACAAACTCGCGATTCAAGTGTTTCGCGTCATACTTTTTACCGTTGAACGTCACTAGCACGTCCGCTTCGTCTAACAATCGCCACGCTTCAGCGACCATCGTGTCGTGACCGTGCTGGAAGTCGGAGAAAAACATTGTTTGAGTTTCCCCATACCACTTCGCCGCAAAGCAGATCATCCGACCGTCCTCAACGATCTGGTTGATCCCTACGGTCTGGTCATACAGTCCCCACGCGTGTACCACGTTCGGGGAACATTCAATGTCTAACGTGAGTATTTTTACTGGCACGCCGTCTGCTATTTTGGCGCCGTCGTGTTTGGCTTGCTCGTGAATGTTACGCAACCCCACAGCAACAGTCCCCCCTCCTGTGTTCACCCACTGTTGTTACGCCGACTTCGTATCCTGCGGCCAACAGGGTTCGCCTGATGCTGACCGTTGTCTCATCCGGGTCACCCAACACTTCTGTAAGCCACTGTGCGTCGTCAGAATCTAACAGGCGTATAATCCGACCAACCTTGCATGAAAGCCCTCCAGGAAGCCCGCTAGACCCCACTGTGGGCGTGTTATGAATACTTCTCAAACTCAAAACTCTAAAACCCCAACCCTTAAAAGAAAACAAGGGGCAGGGCCACTCTCTCTATTTAATAGTTGAAAGCAGCCCCACCCCAAACGCCACGCACCTCATTTTTATACGAGGTCGTCAGCAATATCCTCCGGCGGATCAGGCACGTTCGGCCTACTCACGCCAGCAGGAATCGACAACAAAGCCGCACGCAACGCGTCACGCAACTCCTCCGCATACGCCAACGCCGACCTATACGCCGCACCCAACACGTGAGTACGACGCTCCAACGCATCCACCTTCTTCGTCAAACGCTCAACCTCAGCACGCAACTCACCAATAGTCACCTTCAACATCGACAAAGTAGACGCCTCTTTATCCGTCGCACGAGTAGCCCAATGACCAACCAACACGCCAATAGACCCAATCATGCCAACACTCAACGTGCCAATAACAGTGATCCCCGCAATCAGCACGCCATCGTTAATCTCCGGCACCAAAACCATCACCCCCACCGGGGCGATCCGTGTGCGCCGTAGCCACCCCCAACACGGCAGACGCAACCACAAGCCACGCAGCAAGCTGCTCAGACTCCACGATCCCATACACGCCCAACAAGGCCAACACCGCAGCCGTAACCGCGTACAACCACTTACGACGCGAAGACGTCAACCAGCTAAAAATATCCTCACTCACCGTTTAGGCCACCTCTTTCAACAGGCTCAACACCTCAGGACGATTCGACCCCAACATTGCCGCCTTCTTCGCATGAAGGTCATAAAAATCTTTAGACACCTGAACCGAAGACGCGCCAATCTGACGGGCAAAACCATTCGCAACCTTGCCAGAACCATCCGTGAACTCAAAGAAAAACCTGGGGCCAATCAGCGCATACCGCCAACCCTTACCACCATCAGTACGCTCACTATGAATCATCAACATATCATCACCACCATTAACAACAGCGGCCACAGCATTCGCCGCAGCCACATCATTCCTCTTACCTGTCATCGCGTCATACCAACCCTGAGCACGACGCATATAATCCGCACGCAACCCGCCAGCCAACTGGCCAGGACACGCCGTCCTAGTAAAATGCGAATGCGGGAAAACATTCACACCCCACTGAGGCCGACCCAAACCAAACCTCACACACAACGCCGCCACAAGGTGAGCACCAGACTCAACCGTCTGCCCACTCACGCCCCAACCCGGCGGGCCAGAAACGTTCGCGTGCTCAATCCCAATCGACTGCAAGTTCGCATCCCAGTCGCCCGCGTGCCACGCCGTATCACCATCACCCACCAGCTGACCCACACGGCCACTAGCCTCAACCTGATAATGCGCCGACGACTCACGCGTCTGCCACACGCGGAAACAATCCTGCGTCGTCAACCCCACGCCAGCGTTATGATGCAACACAATAAACTTCACACGCCGACCTTCCCGGCCAGGCGTGTAATGCTTATTCATCCAACAATTAACATCAGCATTCAAACCACGAAAATCCAAAACAACCAACCCCTAAACTCGCTACATAGCCACGGGGAACGCCAACACAATGCACCGCGACAAGTGAGCATCACGACTCAACATCACAGTCCCACCCTCACTGCCACCACGCACACCCCACGAAATGTTCGGCACCTGATTAGCATCCACATACCCGAACATGAACACCGCCTGAGACTGCTCATCACCCACACCAGGATCAAACCTCGACAAGTTCATATCCCCATTGACCATCACAGCCAAATCAACAGTCTTAGACACTCTCGCCCACGCGTTCGCCAACACGACCACAAGCCGCCGATACGGACGCTGAGGCAAATTCACAGCCGTCATCCCACTAAACTGCCCAGCCGTAAGCGTCATGTTCGCACCACCCGCATACGTCTTCCCCACAGCCTCAATCTGATTCACAGGCACAAGCCCATACTGGCCGCTCGCATTCTTCGACCCATCAGCCACATACAACAAGGAAGCGATATTAAAAAACCACGGCACACCAGCCGTGGCACCAATCCCCTCAGACGCTCCCTGAGCTAACACTCTCCTCGCCGCATCCGCACTCTGAGCCGACGTAATCACACCAGCCGTATTAAACGCCTGATGAAACCCCTCCAACAAGCCATCACCAACCTGAGGAAGCACCACACCTTTCGCGCTTTTCACACCCAAAATTCACTTCACCCCATTCACCAAAAGGCACCCAATTTTTTAACTTCAGGCCCTCGCCCACAACGCGGGAACACTCCCAGGCTCCCAACCAGCCTGCGTCGTATGCCCCTGAATCGCTTTCCACACCACGCCAGAATGCTCCACAAGATCACCAGCAGACACACTCAAACCCACAGTCCACAAGACACTCCCACCACCAGGGGCAACAGCGTCCGCACCCGACTTCATCCACCCCATCGGATAGTCCTGCGGCCCAGCCGTATGCGGAGAAAGCCACGTGCCAGAAGCGTTCAACCACTCCACGCCATCAATAACCACGCTCTCCCCAGGACCAACCACGCCGCCCTCTTCAAACTCAGCCACATCCTTAGGAACAGACTCAGACACCGCGTTCTCATACTCCCTAGCGGCCTTTTGTGCCAACTCTCTAGCAGACCGCAATGTTTCCCGACGAGCGTTCTCTTGAAGCACACGCACCCACACGTCACCCCACTCCGCATCAGAAACCTTCTGCAATTCTTCAACAGTAACTAAACCCAAAAACACCACCACCAAAAACTTCTTACTCAAACTCAAGTTTCATTGACATAAACAAATGATCCACCGTTAACGCCCTCGTCTGATTATTATGAACAGCCGCAGCCACACGATCACCAGCATTCAGATAACGAATCTCTGAAACCTTCGGCGTCACATACGACCCGCTCCCAAACTCGCGTAAATCATACGGAGCCGAATTACTCATTGCCCCATTAATCGCAATGCCCACACCAAACGCGCCGCCCCCATCATTCATCCTCGCCCTACTAGCCGCTTCCAAACGATAATAGCCGCTAATAGGTGCAACAAAATGATTATTACCCGACGGCTGAGTCACACCATTACGCATCACAATTGACGCCTTCGGACCATAAATACTAAAAATCGTCCAGTTCGGATTAGTACCTTTCACAAACCCATAGCCAGATGCGACAAGCACAGAAGCAAACGGAGGAGCAAGCAGCGCCCGCCACGACTGAGACCCAATCTTTACGCCGTTCTCCCAATACTCAACTAGCCTCGGTAAAAGCCTGGCAGCCTTCCCCTCACGCGACTCAATAGAAATCGCAGGGTTCCCATTAGACACGTTATGCAACCGCACGCGGTCATCATCGTTAGAACCAACCATTGTCACGGTGCCACCCGTGATCGTTTTCCCCACAAGGTCGTTAGCTAACAAACTACCCGTAATCTTCGCGCCACCAGCAATAAGCTGATCGGTACGAACCTTCAAGAAGTCACCAACCGCGCCAGCAATACTACGAGCATTAACCTTATCCCCGGTAATCGTATTCGCAGCAATCTTATCACCCGTGATACTACGAGCCGCCACCTTATCACCAGTAATCGAATAAGCAGCAACCTTATCGCCGGTAATCGTATAAGCAGCGATCTTATCGCCCGTGATAGTGTTAGCAGCGATCTTGTCGGCAGTGACCGCGCGGGACGCAATCTTATTCGCCGTAACCTGACCGTCCTTGATCTGAACAGAAGAATCCTTCGTGAGCTTAAACCGGAAAAAACAATCCGTACGAGGCGCAGCTAACCATATAAGCCCAATTGATTTCAACTCGTTTTCTACAGGCTTAAACGACGCGGTAAACTTCGCCGGAGCAACACCTTTACCAACATCAACAATACCCGGAATCTTAGTGCCATCACCGATCTGCACCGACTCAAACGCCGTCTCATCATCAGATGTTCCCCCACCCACAAACATTGTCATGTCGTACGCGGCAGACGCAGACAACACACACATCTCAATGTCCCACACGTAATCAGTGTCAAGGTCAAGAGAAACCTTCTTAGGGAGCGTAATAGCCGTATGCCTGTTTACTGTCGCATACTGGGGTACCTTGTACCACGTGCCACCAGACGGGTCCTCCCAATACTCAATGCTGTTTCCATCCACCCGCGCAAGCAATCCCCCCTGGGTGGCGTTCCCGTCTTCGATCAGGTTCCCCAAGTCAGTGACCAGGACCTGCGACGCAGCCAACTTGCCGACGAACGCATTATCAGACACCAGAGTGTCAACAACCGCAGTGTTAAACTTCGCGCCACCAGTCACCGACAGCTTATCCACCGTCAAGCTAGATATGATCTTGGAATCAATAAGGGACGGCTTCCAAACATCACCATCCCATGTCCACTGGCCAACAATAGGGCCACTAAAATCACTGCGCGTAAACTTCCACCACACGTCACCCGGTTGCTTACCGCGTTGAGAAGTCGGATCAGAAGTGGACCTGAACACCATGTTCTTCTCATTGACAAGCCCAACCACATAGGAAATCTGCCCCATCTGATTGGAGACCACGGTATTAAAATGCTCGCCCATTGACTGCACGTTGCTCACTGCCTCGCTTGCTTTTATTTCAGCTCGCTCAGCTTTGCCTGCCATTTCGCTAACATGTTGTACGACTTTCATCGTCTCTTCTGTTGTTTCTTTTGCTGCGCTTTCAGCTTCAACGGCTTTATTCCACGCGTCCTGCGCGTCTAACGCCGCCTTATCAGCCTTACCCACAACAGTGTCAACAAGACTACGAGCCTCGTCAGCCTTAATCCTCGCCTCGCTAGCCTCATCCCTTACGCCATCAACAGCAGCCAACGCGGAATCCACACCCTGCTTCGCAGCATCAACCCCCGCCAGAGCATCCTTCACGCCCTGCTTCGCAGCATCAACCTCCACCAGAGCGGCTTTCACCGTTTCCTTCGCCGAATCAACCTCAGACAACGCTTCATCTACACGTTGAGCAGACTCAGCCAGCTCCGTCTTCGCTTCAGCTAAACCCTCATCCAGTTTGCGCATCACACTGCCAGACGCGCCAACATACTCAAAGTCGCCGCCACCAGAACCGCCACCCCAAGAGTCCAACACTCCCAAAGGCCGCCCATTACCATCCAACTGGACACCAACAATGCCACCAGGAACAAACACGCCCCCACCAGAGGGCACGTTCACCACATTCCCAGACTCACCAATCTCAACCTCAACATAGCCGTTACCAGCAGCCACATAACGGCCATCAACAATGCCACCACCAACGTTTTGCTGACGCTCCTTCTCCAACCAAAACGAATGACCTAAACTCACGCAACCCTCACCTTCACATCCACGCGCATCAAATCAGCACCACCAGGAGCACACTGAAAACCCGTCACAGGGCCGGACGTGACCTGCCCACCCTCAGGGGGAACCACATTCACCACATCACCAACGTCTAAACGCACATCAGGAACAATGTAAAACTGGCGTTCACCCATCACCACGTGAGACTCAGCGAGCTTCTTATTCGCCGCAGCCTGAACCGTCGCAGCCGAAGCATCAGACACGTTCACAATCTCAGACACAACCCCATACACGCTCGGATCAAACGCCCCACCGTTAGCGGTCGCCGTATGATGCACATACTCCATACGATGCTCCCCGCCTTTACCTGAGGGCACGCTCTTAGACGCAACCGCCGTCCACTGGTTCGGCTGAGAATGATCCCACCTGGCATCCACACGAACCAGCAAATCCCTCGCCGAATACGATGCCACCGGCTCACGTTTAGACGCGTCAAACACGTACAAGCGACAATCTGCGTCCACACGCATCGTCAACCCGAACGTGTCCAACAACTCTGTTACCGCTTTAATCCTCGAATTACCCCACGACAAGCCCTCAGGTAACACGCGATCATCCGCTTCCAACACCACATCCAAATGAGGTGAACACAAGCGCCGTAACTCCTCAGACAACTTCGCACCCTTCGCAGGACTCGTCGGCCACGCCAACGGATCATCCTCCAACCGCTGCAACAACCCCATACACGTCACACTCACACGGCCTTGACGCTCCGTGCGAACCTCAGTGATCAGAAACCATCCTCGGTCAACCGTGAACCCCTCCACGCCTTCCAAGTCAACATCCAACAAAAGATGCACCGTCTGCCCCATCGGAGCAAACGGCGACCAATCATCCACAGGCTCCCACCCAGGCGGTAACACGAACGTCAACCGCTCTTGAACATTACGCCCATCAGAAATCTCCAACTGACACTTAAACACTTCAACATCTACAGCCAGCACCTTCCCACCGCGAACCGTCGTCACACGGGAACGTATCTGACCAGCATTCGCAAACACCGACGGATCAACACCACCAGGAGCACGCACAAGCCATCACCCCTGCCTACCAGTCACACGGTTCAACGCGTCAATCGTCGTCCAATTACCCCACTTGTAACCCGCAGACATGCACTCGCCCCACGTCAACGCCGGAGCAATCCTGCCACTCAAACCAACAGCAGCATTCAACATGATGTTCACAACCCCACTCGGCTGAGGCTTCTCCACCCACTCAACATCAACCTGCTGACCACCATCAGTCCCAGTCCTCGTATAATTCACACGCTTAACCATCACGCAGCGAACCGGATCAACACCCTCAGCCGGAGCAGACAACGTGATCAACACTAAACCACGGCCCTCAAGGACTTTACGCAGCCCATCAAGCAGGTGAGGGGAATCAAGAAGCATCCTCGTGGACCCCTCAAACGAGCCGCCGCCAGTGAACCTGACAACACCGTTGTCAAATTCTTCCGCACCGCTCGTCCACTTACGCTTATCCCCCGTATCCTCAATCACATCCACAGGCACGCCGCGCCCATCCAAACCGGACACGATCCCACCGGCATACGCGTAATAAGCAGACGCGCCACCACTAACAGTAGGTACGCGTTTAATACGCACCGTCTCCCGCACACCCGTTGACGGCACAAACGTGAACTCAACCGTCCGCCCAACCGGACAATACGGCACAGCAAACACGACCGTGCCCGGTTTCGTTTGCCTCGCAGTCTCCACACCATCGACATACAACACGCCAGGCCCAGACGTCACCTCCACGATCGGCACGCCAGACGACTTACTTATCCACACTTTCACAACAAAACAACCCCCACACACGCAAGCCTCATAACACCGGCCAAACGCACGCGTGGGGGACAAACACCCAACCAAGGCACCCATCCCCCACACACCGCGCCTACACGCCGTCACACAGGCTCTTACGACACGGACGCGTACTCGATAATCCGCTGATCCGACACGTCAGACACATACGAATCAAACGAATCCTGATCCGACACGCGCAACGTAAACTGAGCACCACGGAACGAATCAGCATCCACACGCAACACCGACTCACCACGGTTATCCACATCCACACCCAGCTTGCCGCCATCAAACACCTGGAACATGCTCGACCGTTTCGACGCCTCAACAACATCGTTAAACAACTCGTCAGCCGTATCAACAGCCTCACCACGAAGCGCATTCACACCTGCGACATAACCCTCAACAGACCATGCGCCAACCTTGCGGAACTCCCTCGACGGAGAATGAATCCCCAAAATAGCCTTCGCCGCGTTAAGCGCAGCCAGACCAAGCGAAGTCCCCACCGCAGCAACCGCACCAATCTTTGCCGCAATACCATTAGCAAACCCCTGGCCAGCATCCCTACCAGCAGCCGAATACGACACGCCAGCCGCACCATTCTTACCAGCCTGACCAATCGACCGGCCAGCATCAGTAGCTTTCTGCGACGTGTTGCCAACACCGCGCGCAAACGCGCCGCCCTGCAACCGACCAGGCGCATCAAAACGCTCAGACGTAATCCCACTCACCGTTGCCCGCGACAATGCGGCACCAGCCGACGTCCCATCAGGAGCCGACTGAATAACCCCATTCGCTACAGCCTGACCAAGCAACACCCCAGCCACGCCGCCCTCGGGAGTGGGCACACTCACGCCGTCAAACACCTTCCGAGCAAGACCAGCACCCACCTCAGGGAGGCCAACCGAACCAGCCTCAATGCCCTCAGCCAACCCCTGAGCAATACCAGTGCCATGAGAACGAGCACCATCAACAAGCTCATACCACTTGCCATCCAACTTCAACCGCAACCCGTCAGCCGAATTCAACAAGCTAATGTCACCATCAGCTAACGCCTTAGCCAACGCGTCCACCGTGTCAGCACCAGCCACCGAAGACGTCACGCTCGCATCCACACCCAACTGCTCAAGCGTGGAAACAACATTCTGCTTCAACGTGTCAAACGACCCGCCAACCGTTTCAAGCATCCTTGCCACGTCACTACCAGCAGAATCCGCTATGCCCTTAAACGCCGGGCTTACACCATTAAGCCGGTCAATCAGCTCCTGGGCCTGCTGGCGTGTCTGCTCACTCGGATCACGCAGCATGTCAGCCAACTGTTGCATATACTGAGCCGCACCGGGAAGGCGAGAAAACTCAGAAAGCACGTTATCAGCCAAACCAGACTTGGCAAGCAACGTCACATTCTCAGCCCACTTAGCCTGAGCAGCAGCCTGAGACTCCAAGTTGGCCACAACATCCTCAATCGACGCAACCGCATTCCCGTTCGCATCAACAATGGCCTCACTCATGTTCATGAACGTTGGCCCGACCTCGCCAAAAATCTTCACAAGATTTTGAGCCTGACCGTGAGTCAACCCAAACTGGGAAGCCACACCGTCCAACGCCGCACCCAATTGAGTAACATTCGACTCAGCCGCAGCGGATCGGTGCGCCATCTGTGCCCACACAAGATTCGTCTGCCCAGACACCATGTTCAACAACGACTGACGATCAGTCGCATACCCCATCTGCCGAGCATACGACGCTAACCCAGCCTCAAGGTCAGGCATCGAATCCAACATGCGACCAAGCGTCTGGTTAAACACCTCGCCGTCGCCACCCTGATTACGCCACGCCTGACCAAGCACACGAACCTGCTCAGCCGCTTGAGCGACCTCACCAGAAGAAGCAACCTCACCGATCTGCTTAAACCAGCCCGTCAAATCCTTCCCAAGCGCACCAGCCTTACTCAAATCAGCACCATTAGCCACAGCACGACTCAAAGCCGCCATACCATCAGCCGCACCATGAAGCAAAGGATTAAAACCAGCCAACGACTTAGCAGCAAAATTAACGCCATCAGCATACTTAAAGTAAAACTGGCTGGCCTTCTGAACAAGAGAATCCCCAGCAAGCATCGCACCAAGGTCGCCAGTATTAAACTTCACGCCCTTCATTCGCTTACCGAAGTCATACTGCTTCAACGACGACTCAATGGCCTTCCCAGCCTCACGAGAACCATCACCAACCCTTCTTAACTGGTCAATAATGTTCTCATTCGCCTCAGAAGTTTGAGAATCCACATACGCCGTGTACGCGCCCCACGCGACCGTAGCAACACCAATAGCCGCAGCCAACGGGCCAAGCACCCCCAACGCTCCACGGGCAGCGCCAGCGAACCTGCCAACACCACCAGCAGCCCCCACAGAAGACGCCTCCAGTGCTTTGGCCGCCTCAGCGGTGTCACCCCACGCGCGCGCAGCATTAGCAAGCCCACCGCCTGTGCGTAACACTCTCAACGCGCCAGCAGTCTTAACCGCGTCAGCAGCTAACCCGCTAAACCCTCGAGCTAACGCAACCACGCCAGATGCCGCACCAAACAAGAACCTGCCGCCAGCAAGCGCCAACACGAACGCTTCCACTCCACCGGGGATCTTCGCTAACAGTTCAACCAGCCTGGCAAGGCCCTCCACAATAGGAGTAACCGTGCGGCCAATAATGTCCAACGCGTGAGCCATCTTCGGGCCAGCAGACTCAACCACTCTCGACAACACTGGTCCCAAACGTTCAGCCGCCCTCGACAAGTTCCGCAGGACCGTTTCAACCACAGGAGCAAAACCCCTAGCTAAAGACCCCATGAACGACAACAACGCTCCAACGCCCTTAGACACTCTCGGCCACACCGAATCCAACCGGCGTAACCCATCAACCAGGCCCGAGAAAAAGTCCTTAAACCCACGGTTAAACGCTGGCCCCGTCACTGCCGTCAACACGCCTCGGCCAAACAAGCCACCAGCTGTGCCCATCAAGCCACCAGACTCACGAAGCGTCCGGCTAATACTCGACGCGAACTCGCCGACCGAATGTCCCATCGTTTTCTTAAACCCGTTCCACGCGTCAGTCATCCCCGCCAACAGGTCACCAAAACCACGCTTAAACCCAGCAGACTCCACCGCCTCAGCCCACCGTCCGATCCCGTCAGCAAACATGCCAAGAGTCGCACCACCATGCTCGTCAGCAACTTTCGCTAGGCCACTGAATAAACGGAACGTGTTCTTTGCCGCGCGGCCCAAAGCGTTCAACGCCTCAACACCACGATCAATCACCTCTTGCAAGCGGCCCGTACGTTCAGCCTCCGTTAACCACCGCGCCCACGAATCCGTAGCCTCACCAAGCCACGCGGCCATGCGTTCCAACCCGGCAGACCCATGCTCACCAAGCACACCTAACACGCGCATCAGCGAATCAGAATGAGCACCCAGAACATCCATTGCCCTGGCCGCGTGAGCAAACATCGACCCCAAGCGAGGCTTCAACACTGCCGCCATCGACTCCGCTACCCTGCCTAAATGTCGGCCAGCCGCAGCAGACGTAGACTCAAGGCCCTTACGGAACTCAGGGAACACCGTCTCATATGCGGCCCTAAACGGAGTGAGCGCCTCATCCCAAAAAGACGACGCCATCGACTCACCCAAACTGGTGAAATCATCACCAATCCCCGCAACATACTCTTTGATCTTCCGCAGAGGCACAATAAACGACGCAGCCAACACCAACCCAGACGCGGCAATACCCGGAGCTAACAAGCCCACAGCCTCAACCGCATGAACCAGCCCGGCACCAACCGTCAACGTATGCTTCGCCAACACAGTCACAGCAGACGCAGCAACCGCAAGACCAGACGCAACCGCACCAAACACCGGCACAGCCTTATCCAAGTTCTTCACCATGTCCCAAATGTTCTTGGTGAAATCCTTCGCCAAACGAAAACCAGTCAACGCAGCCAACGTCTCAGCAGCAACCGCATACGCCTTAGAATCCACAATCGGCTTCAACTTCACCCACCGGTCACGCGCCAACAACGCCAAGCGTGCGGCTGCAACATACCGGTCAGAATGATCTAAAGACAGGTGGAACTCAAGCTCAGTATCATCCCACTGTTCCTTAAACTTCTTCAACTTACGGTTGACCTTACGCATGTCATCAACAGACATGTCAGCGTGAATATCCAAATCCAACAACTCATGATGACCAAAAGCCTTCTGGCGAATAACCTGACGCATACGATTAAGCGCCCGATCCACCTGGCCGGTTGGAACATCAACATCAATGTCAACCTTGTACTTCCAATTCGCCCGGTCACCAAACTCTCGGTCCATGCGACGCTTCAACCGGTGAAGCTCACCCTCACCCAACGCGTCATCAGCAGACACCTGCCAACGAACATTACCGACATACTCTTTACGGAAAAACCCGTCCAACAGGCCTCGCGTGTTCTTCTTCCACGAATCATCAGGACGCATCTCAAACTCAACAGGCCCAAGCCTGGCAAGCGCCTCACGCAACGCTTCCCCACGGCCACGAACCCACCCAGCCGTAGCTAAATCCTCACGACGCGACGTAAACGTCAAACCACTACCAAGGACACCAAACTGGTCCTCAGCCATTTTCGACCCCGGCAGCCTCATCTTCTTCACCGCGTCACGGCGCATCTGATCCAACGTCGCACGCCAACGGCGACGCAACTGATCCAAATCCCCCGAATACGCGTCCGACAGCTTCTCAGACGACCGCTGCGCCACATCATCCAACGCCGTGCGCATCCGACCAATATCATCAAACACACGCCGGTCAATATGCGTCCCAATATCCACATGACGCGCATCTTCGGCGCTATCAGCTAAACGCGTGAGCGATCGGGCAAAATAATCCTCATCAACACCCACGCTGACCTGGCGGCCCAAACTATCCGCGCGGGCAATCATCTCATCCATGTTCCGCAACAAACGAGACTGGTCAATATCAACACCAATCTCCACCGGCGGAATCGTTTTCTCAATAACCTCAAGCTGACGGTTCAACTCCCTGCGGAAACCATCAGTGTCTGGCGACACCTGAACCGCCAAGCGAGCAACAACGTTCTTCTCAGCTCTCTTAGCCAAAACAAACGCACCCCCCTAAAACCCCTTGAAGAAGCGCACACAAAATAAAATCAAACAAAACAAAAAAGGGGGGACCACGAGATACTAGGACATTGCCTGCTCAAACATTGCCTTCAACCCCGCCGTACTCTTTGGAGCCGCCGCACGACCCTCCACGCGCCTACCAGGACGAAACGGCCACAAATCAGGCTTAGGTCGCTTCTTAAACCAGCCAGTCGAAACCGTGTTCACACTCACGTTGTCATACAAGTCAGCCAACAGGCTTGCCTCACGACTCCACCCCCGCAAATCCGGGTCGTCAGCCAACACCGCGCGAGTCCACGCGCCCTGTGGTAATCCTGCAATAAGCGCTAACAAAAAACGCGGGGACGGCCACCCCGTCCGAACCGCCTCCACCACGTTAACGCCGTAATGTGAAAGCAGATCAGAGTAAATAGCCGCCCCCGCCTTGTCAATCAGTCCTGCGACGGCGAGGCTTCCCCCACCTGAGAACGCTTCATGTACAACTCAACAAGCGTGTTGATCACCGCCAGGTTATCCCCCACCTGATCAAACATAGCCTCAGCCTTATCCTTGTCATCCGCAACAATCGTCAACGCTTCCCGATACACCTTCAACGCGTCAACATCCTGACCATCATTAGCGTCAGAAAACTTTGCCAACACCTTACGGAACCGGTCGCGATCCTTAGAGCCGATACGAAGCATGTTACGGAACGTGACCTCACCGACCTTCAAGTCAGGATGTTGACGCTCAGCCTCTGCGATAATGTCATCAAGAACAAGATTGTCAAAATCAATAGTCGCCAAAATAAAAACCCCTTAAAAACTTGTGCCACGGCAAATGTGCCAGAAAAACATGTGGTTGGCCGCCCCGGTTGCCCTGGCACCCCAGCCCATGACGGCCAACCAAGCAAACACCACTAACGGTCTAGTGGCCAGACCCCGAAACCGGAGCGGCAGTCACCGGCATCAAACCAAGCGACTTACCGTCAGCGTCCTCAAGGAACGTGAACTTGATCGGCAAAGAAGCCAAATCCTCAATCGAAGACACGTCAATGTCTCCATTAGCAGAAATATCAACAGACCCACCATGAATACCAAACAGGCCATTCTCATCCTCAGCGATACCCAACAAAGCCACGCGCGAAGAAGCTGGACGAGTCTTCGCATACACGAACCCATCCTTCTCAACCGCATTCGCACCCAAATACCGCTTCAACGTGTCCTTATCGAACTGGTTCAATTCCAGCTCCAACGCATACGTCTTATCAGTCGTAGACGTACGCAACGCATGATTTTGCAGCGATCCCTGAACGGAAACATCGCCGCCCTCAGTTGTAATCTTAAACGGAGAATCCAAAGACGTATGACCAATGTTCGTCCACCCAGTCAACGCCTGTTCCTTATTCTGCGTATACGCCTGAACAGTCGGAGGCTTCTTCCCAGCCTCTGCCGTATAAAAGTTCATTACGTTAACAACAAGAGTTGCCTTATCATTAAGCGCCATAAACACACACCCCTAAAAACTTATCTTCCAAAACTCAACCAAAACCACCAAGCCCCCACTTTGTTTAAGGCCGGTGGTGAATAACAATCCGCATCGAACACAAGAACCGTTCCACGCCAGCAGGAAGGTCCTGATATTGCACAGGCCCCGTCGCTTCCGCCCAGTCAGCTCTACGCCGAGGACGATCCCAACGCTTCGCATACGCAACCGTTGAACCCGAATCCCCCACGCGGCGACCCGAATCCGCATACCGCTTCACCAGCCGCCAAATCGCCTCCTGTAACGCAAACCCGTCAGACTCAGCATCAATCCCGTCAGTGAACGTATGAACCTCAAAATCAATCGACTCAACCCGATCGTCCTGACCGTCCCACGACGCAGAAACCGGAGCCTCACGAATCAACACGAACGGGACAAACAAGTCCTCCTCCACGCGCGACCTCACAGCCACATCAACTGGCAGGTCCGCTTCCAACCAGCCGGGAAGAAACTCTTCAACACTGACATGCGGAGACACGTCCAACTCATCAGCAATACTCACCAAACACCCCCGACTTTATTCCAGCGCCGCAGCCGCACGTAGCGCGCCAACACCTTTCGTGGGCTTACGATGAACCACCCGAACGTCACTCTTCGACACCCGGTTACGTCCCTGCTTGTCTTTCTTCACACGCACTTTCACGTCCCCACCATGAGTGCCATACTCAATAGCGGCAGCCGCCTTAAAGCCACGTTCGTCAGACAACACGATGTAACCGTCAGTAAAAGCAACAAACGACTCAATCTGCGCATCCCCCCGGTCACGATGCTGAGCAAGCCGAGCCGCAGCCACACTAGCGCGACGGAGCGTTTGAGCCTCAACCTCACCACGCACCTGGGGGAGCTTGGAGACGATATCATTCATCTTCTTGTCGGTGACCAGCATCACGACCACGCTTGTCCACCACCCCACGTAAATCCGACGGCGGTAAAGCCTTCACCTCACACTCCCAGTGGGTTGTCCGCCGCACCCCCTGCTTAAAAAACGGAGGCGACACCACATCCCACTTACGGCCCTCAAACTCAACAACCGTCCACGGGCCAATATCAGGAAGCGCAGACCCGTCAGGCAACACAGGATCAACAAACAGGCGAGCAACCTCATTAGTGAGCTGGCCTTTAATTTCCGCACGGTTAGACCTGATCCCACGAATACTCATGTTCACATCAAACCACCTGTCATAATCAGGAGTCACATGAGTATTACCTCGACGGTCCACCACTTTGCGTCGCCCATACAAACGGCCTTTAACTGTCCTGTGTCTTCCTACCGCCACGGTGCCCTCCCGTAAGGGAAACGCCTCCCCAGCGGCCACGCCACCCACGTGTCAGACTCAGAATCGGAAGCAGCCTCACGGTTAGACCACACGTAGCTTGTTACCTGTTGAAAATTAGACGCGCCACCAGCAGCCGCCTTCACCGTGCGAATCTCATCACCAGTAAGAAACACCGTCCCAGTTTTCTCACGCATATCCGTGTACTGCTCAGTCTCATCACCAGCACGAGAAAGAGTCACACCATCCAACAAGTTAAAAAACCGTTGACACGCGTTCCGAACCACAGTACGCACAACAGGGGGACACGCCTGACGACTCCACGCGCCACGCCCATGCAACCGAGCCAAATTCGACGCATCCCAAATCGCCTGAACCGCCACCTCACGCTCATCCCCAGTCAACGCGTACGGCAAGCGAGACTCCAAATCTTCAACGCTAATCAGTAGCTCACTACTATCCGCATCAACACTCACACGCTACCTCCACCAATTCACAAAGGCGGGGCAACCCCAAGCAGTAAGTGAGGGCTGCCCCGCCATTAGGGAACGCCGGATCAGTGGCCAGCCGTAGAGGGAGCCTTATAGGTTGTCGCAGCAGAACGCTTCTCCAACCCCAACGCCTTCTTCACCTTCGCAGCATCACCAGTGTTCGATGCCTTAGTGAAGTACGCGTCCGTGCCGCCGAGCTTGAGCTTAACCGCACGCAAGTTATACTCGCTCTCAGACACAACCTCAGTCGTGTTCGTCTTATCCCAATACACAGCCGGGTCTTTGACCTGGTTGATCCCATACCACGTGTTCATCACGCTACGCTCACGAGAACGAAGCGTCTCGTAGTCCTTGAGCCAACGCATCGCGATACCACGTTCAGAAACCGCAGTGCCACCAACCACACTATCGGGAACGTGAGGCGCAGCATTCAAGAACACAAACGCACTGTCAGTCAACGCATACGCCTCATCAGAGGGCAGCTCGTCAGACACGACAATGTTAAAGCCCTTGATCTTACCGATCAAAGCGTCCTGGAATGCAGACTGAGCCGCCACGTCGCCAGCCATGTTCGCATGATTCACCTCGTCCATTGTCTGCAAGTACGTGTCCCAATCAGACCCCACAAGCAGCGTGCGACCAGTCTTCGGCGCACCCATCAGGTTCAACGCGCGACGCGCCTCAACAATGTCATTAACAAGATTCTCCGGCTTAGCGCCAACCTCAACCGAATAGTTAGCACCAACCAGCTTGTCAACAGCCTCATATTCGAGCTTACGGGCAACAGCTTTCGCCTGAGCAGGCAACAGAGTTTCCGACCAGTTATCGAAATCAAACTCATACTGCTCATCCGTCAGCTCAGTCGCAGAATACGCATCCCCACCAAAAGTGACAGCAACCTTACGTTCCTTATACGCATCCACAATCATTTCCTGAGCGCGGTCATTACGCCACCCATAGGAATGAGCAGGCAACACGCCAGGAACACGCATGTTCAGAGTGTCATCACGAGCACCCTTAAAATCACCCACGCCCTTCTTCGTAAAAAGAAGCGGGACCACCAACTCTCGCTCCGTCAAAGCGGCAGCAACCTGCGCCCACTTCTCCGGCTTAATCTTTTCATGTGCAACCAAAATTAAACTCCCATACACAAAACCAACACGTGTTTCTTACCGGCGTGGAATACGCTTCACATACTCTGCGGGATCAAACGCGGGTTCCCCCTGCTCACCAGACACGCCACCACCAGGACGCTCAAGACGCTGACCTCGAGGCTTAACTAACATGCCGCGCAGCTTCTGCGCCGTCGCACGCATCTCATCCAACTCACCATCAGGAATCAACTCAAACGCCTCACCAGGCAAATCAGAAAACTCCCCACGAAGCGTCGAACGATTCTCAGCGACCTTCACCCGCCGATCAGCTTCCTCAACGCGCGCCTTCAACTCGCCAACAGTAGCCTCAACCTCTTCAGCAGACTTCAACCCCTCCATCTGCTTCAACGCCTCATTCAACGCCACACGCCGCTCAGCGGCCTCCTCACGCGTATCCTTAATCAGCTTTTGCGCCCACTCAGGCAGAGCCTCCACACTCTCCACGCCAGCACTCTCGCCAACCCGTTCGCCATTAGCACTCTCAGGCTCCTGGCCTTGAAGTTCTTCTTGCGGCTCCTGGCCGCTGTCGCTCACAGACTTATCCACGAAACAAACACCCTTAACAACTTACAAAACAACAATCCGCATACCACACGCGTCTAGCGCCGGTACTTCTTCCAATAAAACGAGCGCCACTGCGACAAGTTCATGCCAGTAACCCACTCGCTTTCAAACTGGCGATTCAACCTGAACTTGTCGCCAGACAACTCCTCAGCCCGAAACATCGGAACCGCATAACACTTACACCCAGGGTGATAGCCGCCAACCGTCTGAGCCGTAGCCTTCGACTCATACACAGCGCCACGACTGAGCAGCATTGCACAAAACGCGCACGGCTTCCCAGACCCAGACACTCTCACCCAGCCCATGCGACGCCGATCAGAACCACCCATCGACTCAACCATGCTCCGAGCACCATTAACAGCAATCATCTGAGCAGCCTGACTCATCCACGACCCGTCACCCTCAGACCACTTACCGCGATCCTCAGCCTGCCTCACCCGCTTATCCATCATGGACCGGGCAATCGCGAAATCACGCGCACGCAAAACCGCAGCAGACTCAGCAACCCCCGTAGACTCACACCTAACCTGGCGGCCACGCGCAGCCGTTAAATGCAAATCAACGCCAGTAGCATCCTCAAACTCGTCAATCAACGTTCCCAACGTCACATGCGCATTCTCATGCCACCCCACCGTAGACGGCACCGTACGGCCCGTTTCCAACGCGCGAAGCAGCCTGTAAAACGTCACACCAACCAACGCCCCATCACGCCACAAGCCCCGAGAGTTTTGTGCCCACACGTCCGGCGCAGACGACCGGCGAGACAACCCCTGCCACCAGTCAAGAGCCTCACGAACCGCCTGAACACTCATCTGGCCAATCGCCCGCTCAAACGCCGTCAACAACAACAAACTATCAGGTGTCACCAACACCACCAGAACCCGGACCGTTAAACACAGGATCACCAGCCGAAGCGCGCCCCCTGTCAGCCTCACCCAACTTGCCGAACTCAGCCAACGCTCCAGGCAAATCCTCACCCAACTGCGACTGCTCCAACAAACGCTGCCACTCATCCAGCTGAACAGGCGACACGCCCGGAATCATCTGCCACAAGCCACGCGTAGGAACACCAATCTCACGGAGCTTAAACAACGCGTCAGCCGTCTGAGACAACGCGCCATGCTCCAAGTCCTTCCACAAAACCTCATTCGACTCCCAATGAGGCCGCTCATCGTACCCCTCCTGAATACGACTAATCCGTAAAGCACGCTCCCAAGCCTCACCAAACTGACGCTTATAATCATCAACCTTGCGCTGGAACGACTTCTCCGCCGCATACAACGCCTCAGCCGACAAATTCGCCATCTGACCAAGCAGAAAGTTCGGAGGAGTCTGAGTCAACGCCGAAAAATGCTTCACCAACATGTCCAACGACTCAATGTACCCCGACTGGCTGCCACCAGGAATCTCACCGAACTTCCCATCAGGACTCGTATTAACAATGAAATCCCCAGGCCCAGCCTTAACAGGAACATAATCAGGCTCACCATTTTCCTTAAACTTCGGCGAACCATCCTCACCCATCCGCTGAGTCAACTCCAACCCAGTGCCCCACAAAATACGGTGAGCATCCTTCATCTGAGCGACAAGCAGATTAAACAACACCTGATTAAACGAATCCTGCCACGGAATCATCTCAGCAACACTGCCCGACACTTTCCCATTGTCGTCCATCTGAGCAACAAACCTCGTCACAGGGCAATGACCACGACCACCATGAGGCTGAACACTGTCAACAACAAACTCTTCCTTACCAGAATGAGGCAGACGAATCACATACCTGTACTCACGATCCCACCCATAAGCCAAACCATCACGAGGCTTACCAGCAGGCGACACACCAGGCCACCGCATCACACTCAACGCAAACACAGCATTATCATCACTGAGCACGTCCTCAAACAACATCACCGTGCGAGTAGCAGATAACGGACGCACATACGACTTCCCATCATCACCCAACATGGACACAACAAAACCCTGCCCATAAGCAACAGCCGAACGATGAACCATACTCTGACGAGAATCCAAATTAGAACGCTGCCACACAGCCCACTCAGGGGAATCCGACGCGCCCTCACCCGAAGACTCGCGGCCAGCTAACTCCCCGCCCAACCGCTGATCCCCACCACGGAAACCATCAACAGCCAACGCCTGAACAGCAGCCTTCACCGGAATCTCACACCAATTCTGCCGCGCACGATCCATCGTCGCCTTCGCCTCAACACTCATCCCCTCAGGCGAATACGGGTCATCAAACACGCCACGCAAATACTCATCAACCTTCCCCAAACTCGACTCATAATCAATCCGAATCTGAGAAAGACACTCCTCAACAAGATCATCAACCGGATCATCCGGCAAAACAATCGGAACAGGCTCCCCGCCTACCCCAAAACCGTTAACCGTCAAACCAACAACCACCCCTCACAAGACCAACAAGAAACAAGGAGCAGCCCACAAGAAAAAACCGGCTAAAACCTCGTAAACGCCCCAGACTGGCGACCCTTCGACTTCAACGCACCCAACGCAACCTGAGTCTGATACTCCTGATACGCCCCATACGCCAACATCGCCGCCGCATACATATCAACCTTGCGTTTCGACTCACGCCCAGGCTTACTAAACGACACACCCCACGCAGTATCACGACGAACCACATTCAACACATGACGACGAAACGCCAACGCCAAACCCCGAGGCCCACCATGCGACACGCGCTTATTCAAAATCGCCGACATAAACTGCTCATGCAACATCGCCGACCTCTTCTTCGACCGCATATCCCACGCAATCGGACTACGCTCCGACGCCCGAGCAATCAACCGCTCACCATAATCCAACGACCAATCCGCAATATACGACTCCCACAAAGCCACATCAGCAAAAAACCCAACCACGTCATAATCACGAAACACCTCGTGAACCTTAGAATCAACACGCCCCCGGTCAACCTCCCACCGGTCACGCATATCCTCCGGCTTCTCCTCCAACAACAAAGGCACCATCAAACCATCAGACACGCGGATAGCAACCAACGCAGTCGAATCATCAGACTTACCACCATCAAAACCAAGACAAACCCGATCACCCTTAGCCAACGTCGCCTTACGCTCAATCCGCTTCCACTCAGCAGACGAATACAACGAATCCTCCGGCTGCCACACCTGATTCAAAAACATCCGACGAGACTCAGACGTAGGACGCGTAGGAGACATCGTAGAAGTCCACGCAGACTCAGGATCACACCAATACGAATCCCCACGCACCATCGAATACACAATCTTAAAAACACGCTCAGACAACGGCGTATGATCAGGAGCCTCCAACGAGTCATAAAACAACCCAGAATCCCTAATCTCACCCTCAAGCGTCTTCACATACGCCTCACGCTCCCGCTCAGCGACACTCCCCTCACCAGGCTTATACGCGTTCGTAATCGCTATCGACCGGCCACGCATCTTCGACAAGTTACCCTCAACAGTGTTACGCAAATTATCACCATTCTGCGACGGCAACCAGTGCTGAGTCTCATTAAGCACACAAAAAGTCGCACGATTACCCTCAGTAGAACGAAACGAAGACGTCTTCACCTCAATACGCGCCGTATTCCGACACCCACGAATAATCTGCAAACGAACATCCACACCATACTGAGAACGCAACTTATCCCCAATAAGCTGATGAAACATGTCAAACGTATTCGCCGTCTGCTCCATCTTCAACGCAAAAATCTGAACCAACGCATTCGGCCTACGCTTACCAACAGCCTCACCATCCCCGCCCCAACCCAAAAACTGGCTAGGACCAAACGCCTCAACTAAACACAACACAGCCAACAACGGGTCTTTACCCCAACCCTTAATCCGCTGCAACACGCCATGAGACGGAAACAAAAACTTCCCATCCTCATCAACCGCATACCACCACAAGATCAGCCGCAACTGCTCCAACGTAAACGTAAACACTTCCTGCTCAGGATCAAGCGGCTCCAAAAACTCAGTACACCACTGAACAATCCCCCACCCAAGCGTATGCTCAGGCAAAACAAACGAACCATCCTCATCCCGACGCCACGACGGACCATAAACAACCGGCGCATACTTCAACCGAATCTCATCATCCGTCAACTCATCATCAGGCACACCAAAAAACGGGACACCCAAATCATCCACACCACCGTCAGACAAACCAGGCACCCCCTCAACCCTTTCAACAACACGTGCCCCGCCCGCGCTCCGCGCGGGACTTCACCACCAACCACAAGAAACCAAACTGTCAAAACCCCTTTTACCGGCAGCCCCCGCAAAGCCGTCGCCTCACAGGGACCACCGAACCAGCCATCACACCCAGAGCGTCCTCATCTGCATAACTGGACCCCTCAATTGCAAGCCACGCCACACACAGCCCGTGCGACGAGACCAGATACCCTCACCTACACATGGCAGGCAGGCAAAAATGAAAACCAGCCCAAACCCAACAAACATTGAGCTGGGCTGATCGGTTGTCTCGGACGAGGGATTCGAACCCACACGACATTACAGTCACCGCATTTTGAGTGCGACGCGTCTACCAATTCCGCCACCCCGAGAAAAAAATTGTCCCGCCACCCAGGACTCGAACCTGAGACCCAAATGGGAATTACCCACCCGTGTCATAGCCTTTAGACCACAACGAGACGACGTGCGACAGGATTCCGCTTTTACCTGCAAGACCAATGCTTTGCCCTATTAGGCCACGGTTTTCAGTCCGCACTGCGCTTGCCCGCTAAGACAGTTCCCGCTAAGAAACACGCAGCCACCTTAACCTCCCAAAAAGCCCACGGAGGTCACTTCAGTCACGCACTAGACACAATGGGCAGCTACCCCCACAGCGTCTCGCTCTCAAGCCAGGACTCGAACCTGAACCTACGCCGACTAACAGCCGACCGCTCTACCACTTAAGCTACAAGAGAAAACCCACCAAAAAATTAGCCCACCCCACACCGGAATGCCTGTACCGGAAACCCGCGTGCAAACACTCAGGCAGGAAAGTGGGTTATATTCCGCTTCACAGCCCACACAAATATGCGAAGCGAGGACCACGACCGTGAGCAAACCATGACCCCAACGTTCACGCACGCGACCCACCACGACCCAGACAGGACGAACCCCGGTAGCCACAGCCACGACGCAAACAAAACAACAACACAACCAACCTCAAGCAGCCAAACGCCTCAACCTATCAGGATTAAACCCAGAAAACCAGCCACCAACCCCACCAGGATCAACAACCGGCATCTGACTAAACCCCCGACCAACAAGCATCTCCCGAGCAGCCGGAACCTCATCAACATTCACAACATTAAAAACAACATCCCGCTTCACCAAAAAACGCTTAGCAGCCTCACACGCCTGACAACCATTCTTCGTATAAACCGTAACCAAACAAAACCCCCTTTTCACAACAAAACCTATCCGGCCTTAACCTTCCGCCGATAATCAGCCATCTGAACCGCAACCGGCGACTCAACCACCTCAACCTCACGCTCCAACTCAATATGAGCCTTACGACGATCAGCCTCAGTAATCAACAAAGAACCCAACATCTGATAAATAACCTGCATCTTCTGAGGAGACGCAAACTGAGAAACCTTCGGACGCTCACGAGACCAACCCTCAGCCTCACGCTCATCCGGCGTCAACCCCGCAGCAACAGAATCCCAACCCTCACGAACCTTCCGCGACCGAACAGCCAACTCCTCAGTCCGCTTCCACCAAGACAAATCCTCCATCAAAGAAAACGCCAACAACCAATCAGACTGCTGCCACCACTCAACCTGCCCAGACTCACCAAAAGACGCATACAAACGCTTCGCAGTCGGATGCCAATCAGCCTTCGCCCTCGGAGGATCAACCGGCAACAACACACCACGCGACACACCCATACGAGACGCACGCTGATCCACAACCTCATCACGACGCAAAGGAACCTTCCCAGGCATCACACACCACCACCAGACTTATACGCAGGATGAGGATCAACCCGACAAAACCTGCCACGCACCTCACGCAACCGCCCCTCACGAGCACGCCAACCCTCACCCGAAGACTTCACACGATGATGCTCAGAACACAACGCCCGCAAATTCCCAAACGAATCATCATCATTCGCAACAACATGATCCACATCAGAAGCAACACGACCACACAACCCACCATCAGACAAACGCCACTGACACACACCACCATCACGAACCAACACCACACGACGACGACGACCCCAATCCACAGGCAAACGCCTACGACGCGCAGACACAGCCCCACAAGACCACGCCACCAAACACCACCACCAAACAAAACAAAAATCCGCACCCCGGCGCCACCACAAACAGCCGCCCAACAACCACGTCAGAACACAAGCACCAACAAGCTCAACCACCAACAGGGAGCAACAAAAGCACTCGGAGCAACACAGCGCAGGAAAGGAGAAGAAAACCACGCCAAGCTCAGCACGCAACAAGCAACGCCGGGACACGAAAACAGGAACGCCGAGCAAGGTCCACAACACACAAGCATCGTGCTAAATACTTGACCCCAGCGCCCAAAACCAACAAACAACAACAAAGCAAACGAAGTAAAACCAGTAAGACAGTAAAACCAGTAAAACAGTAAAACCAGTAAAACAGTAAAACCAGTAAAACAGTAAAACCAGTAAAACAGTAAAACCAGTAAAACCAGTAAAACAGTAAAACCAGTAAAACAGTAAAACCAGTAAAACCAGTAAAACAGTAAAACCAGTAAAACAGTAAAACCAGTAAAACAGTAAAACCAGTAAAACCAGTAAAACAGTAAAACCAGTAAAACAGTAAAACCAGTAAAACAGTAAAACAGTAAAACCAGTAAAACAGTAAAACCAGTAAAACCAGTAAAACAGTAAAACCAGTAAAACAGTAAAACAGTAAAACAGTAAAACCAGTAAAACCAGTAAAACCAGTAAGATTAACTAACGATTGACGATCAACGACTCACGATCAACGACTCACAATCAACCGTTTTATCTCTTCACTATATAGTCCCCTCGAACATCTCCAAAACAGAACGATCGTTACCAAACCGTTACATACCCAAAGTGAGAAACCGCAGAAACAAGCCAATCCCGTTTCCAACCCTCAACGACTCCAACCAGCAACAAGCTACAATGTGACATGCATAGAACACACCCCAACCACCACACCGACAACCACCACACCACCACTACCCCACACCTCACAGAACCACAATCCCACAGGCGCCACAAGCGCCCCAATTGCGCGACTTCTGAAACCGCCACGCATATTTTCTGCTATGACGAGGCGGGAAGGGAAAATGCTTTTGCAAAGGGCGGGTCCCCCGGTGGTCTTGTGTGGGTAAACGCATTTATTTTCTAATTGTTTTCTTATTGTTTTTTATTGCTACCGTTAATATGTTTTGTTATTTTGTTTTCGTGGTTATTTTTATGGTCATAATTGTGTGTTTATGGTTTCTTTATGTTGTTTGCTCTGGCTTGGTGGTTGTGTGGTTGTTTGTGTGCGATCGTCGTTAAGGTGTCTAGATGGCGTTCTGACGGCGTTTGGGGTTGTTTGGCTATGTGGGTATAGGCACGACGCTAAAAGTCTGTCAGAGAGGCTTCTAGGGCGTCTGTGAGGTGTGTGACGTTGCGGCGTGTCGTTATTGACGGTTAGGTGGTGGTTGTGGTAGTTGCATGCGCGGGCGTGCATACGCGAGCATATGCGGGGATGGGTGTCGTCACATGGTGGTGGTGACGTGAGAGGCGGAAAGTTTAAGTGTGCCGTGTTTCACATTAGGGGTTGTTTTCGTTGATATTCTGCCGATCTTGCTTACTGTGTTGTAGATCACTTGTTTTGGGTTTGACATACTGTTTTCGTTGGTATCGTGCGGAAAAGTCACGTTTTAGATGGGTGCTGACAGCATGAGTTGGACTTGCGGCCGGAGTTGCTCATGAGGTACGGTAGAGCCATCGACAGCCGATAGGGAGTGAAAGCCCCCGGCCCGATGGTCCCGGTCGATCCGGGACGGAAAACTTTTTTCGGACGCTCCATGAGAGGATATTACGATGACCACTTTTGAGATCCATGCCACATCCCGGCTTTTCCCTATCACGCGGTCAGGCATCCGGGAGTCGGTCATGGCCCTGACAGCGGCGGTGATGGACGATGTGACAGGGGGTGCTATCGACAGGACTGTGGCTCTGTGTGAGGCTGCGAGGGATAGTCGGCTGCGTGAGAGTGTGCCTGAGGTCACAGTCTGTGGGGATGTTATCTATGGAGAGCATCCTATGCCTGAGGATGCCTACGCACGTCTCGAAAATTTTGTGGAGAATTTTGACGACATTATCGGCACAGTAATCGGTAATGATTATTCTCCCCTGTTTTCTGACTAAAAGTTTTGTCGATCGTTTCTACATTGGTGAGGTGAATTTTGCAATGGCGGCTTCGGTTATGAGTCGTGAGGCGGCGGGTCGTATTTATCTGGAGATTATGCGGACGGATGGTTTTACGATTGACCCGGTTACCGGCGAAAATTATCGCGGTGAGGGTTATGGTATCGCGGTTTCTGATAGTCCCGAATTGAGGAAGGCTGACACTTGGTTTACGCCGCGCCGTATTCAGAATTGGTGGAATCGTAAAGCGCGGTTTCTTATCCGGGACGGATACTATATCGGTGGTTGGTTTAACGACGCTACCGACGAATTTACGCTTGACATTAGCGAGGTGATCATGGACCGTGAGACCGCGTTACGTGAGGGCCGTGAGCGTGGTGAGGAAGCGGTTTACGACTTCGCGCATGGCGTGACGATTAGTTGTAGAACTGGCGAGTGGTTGTAGCTGCCGAGTTTCGGTGCCGTTTGCCTACCCGGCCTTGAAAATATAGGTAGGCAACCTTGACAAGACTTTCAACAACGACAATTTTCAATGGGAGATGAATTTATTATGGGAATGTTTACACTTCGGGCGGAATGGACGTTGCCGGACGATGGACGCGTTAGCGGATGGGAACAAGAATTTGATGGGGGTCTCACGGTTCCTGATAACATTCACGTACTTGCAGTGAGTGTGTGTGAGGGATATTTTAATCTTGATGTTGCAACCGTTGTCGGCATGGAGCGTAACGATAGAGCGGAATACGCTAAACCGATTGTTGGCATTGCTATTGCAAAATGGGGCGATTGGGACGGCACGTGGAGATGGTCAGATAATCCTGATAATTGGGAAAGGATGGATAGGGAGTTTCGACGGGAATTTTGGCCGCGACAGGTGGAGGCCGGACTCAAGTTTGAGGATCGAGCGGGGGATCCGTTTCTTGAGATGCTGATCGACCGCTATCGCTTGGGGGAACTTGTTGGAGACTTTGATACGACAGGTGAACCGGCGTCGGCTGATGCGATCATTGAGTTCGCGCGAAAGATCGCCCTCGGGTAGTGCTTGTTGTTGATTGATTCCCGAAGCGTACACGGGATGGTGGTTGTACGCAAAGCCTACGTATGAGTTTACTGTGACAACCTTTTGTGGTTGTGTCGTCAATATATATGACAAGAACTTTTGTCTCCGAATGCTGTTTCCGCTTGTTATTAATTGACGCTCACATGCTAGTTCAATTCTAGCGGTAGGCACATGTGAAAGCGAACGATTCTAGACAACAACACACAGAAAGAAAGGCAGGCAGACGTGATGGTTATCCCGAGGTCGATTGATTGGTATGAGGTAGCACGACTGATTGAACCGTGCGACCATCACAAGGACGAGGTTCGTCAATTGTGGATCACGATACTAAACGAGTCAACCAACATGGGGATACATGTTGAAGATCGCATACATTCAATTATAAATACGTGGAAAGAAACAAGTCCTGAACCGTTGTTTACTTTCCCGTTGTACAAGGCGCTGAAGTATCCACAGTATGTGCCGTATTGTGACGGTTGGACGGTGAATGAGATTGTTCGATTCACGATTGTTGGTTGCATTATTGACAACCTGGAACCGTTCGTTAGAGCCATGACAGAGTGGTTGAACATTAGTCCGAATGATTGGCCGTCACAAAAGTTCTACCGGAACACGTAGTCCAAAATGGGAATGGAGAGAGTGTGGCAATGGTGAATGCATGTGCAAGGGAAGTTGAAGTTACGCGCGTTAAAACATGGAAAGGTGGTAACAAGTTATGGATCGCGCACAAGGAAGATGTGCGTCCTGACGACTACATGACTAACACGGTTGCTATTACCGGTACCCGTGCCACAACGCGTTATGGTGAAGCGGCTACTCGCTCGATCGTAAGCGGCCTTAGCGGGTCCGATGTGACAATTATTACCGGCGGATCTTTGGGAGTGGAAGCTGCCGCACTTGAAGCGGCTATTGATCATGGTCTTCGCACAGTAGTTGTTCTCCCTCACGGGTTAGATAATCTGTATCCACGGTTGAATATCCCGTTGTTTAATGAAGTTGTTAGACATGGTGGAATTGTAATATCTCAAGTGCCGTATGGCGCTAAACCTGAACGCGCTAATTGTCTCAATCGAACAAAACTTATTGCTCACCTTTCCGATGTGGTAGTTGTCGTTGAATCGGTACCTCGTAGTGCAAGCTCGGCAATGTTTCAGGAAGCACAAGAGTTGGGGATACCTTGTGGAGCGGTACCTTGTGGAATCTTTGACGGAAACTTTGGGACGCTTGATCTTATTCGACAAGGCGCGACGCTGATCCGGGATGGTGAGGATGTGCTGAAAATGATGGAATGACTTTCTGGCGGTCGAAAATAGGGGGACCATATGCGGCGCGCGTGGTTGTGTCGCGCCATCCGAAGCAATAAATAGCACAACCCCAACCAACTAAGAAAACAGCAAGCAACCGAAACTGAAAGATAGGAAACAAATGAAAACATTAACCCCGTCAAAGCGTCTCAAGAAAGCACAAAAGTTCTTAGACCAATTAAACAGCTACCTAACCAAGATGAACCGAGCTATCGTAGACGACACCATCTACAATGGTTACATTTACGGAACCTTCGACAAGTTTGATCTTGTTGAAGATATTGCCAAATACTATCAAGTGGACCCATTTGATCTGATTGATCCAACATGTAAAGCCCTGAGGTTTTATGCCTTTGAGAACGAACGCGGCGAGACGTTTTGGTTATGGGTATCAAGTGGTGAACATGTTTCCAAGACGCTCCCCTTGTCTCGCAGATGGGGTATCGAACTTTATCAGGGCGAACCGGGTGATGAATCTGCACTGATATTTACGACTGAGGTTGTGGCAAGAGATTGGGACACGGCAGTTATTCTTGGCAAAGAGGCCGTAATTGATGCTGGATGGGACATCGGCGAACCAGTAAACACTGAAACATCAGAAGAAGAACAGGGGGAGAATAAGGAATGAGTGATGTTGAAAACTATCAGGAATTTATTGACCTGATCACGATGATGGGGGTATTAGGTGGGATGCGATTCCGATTGAAAGATGGGATAGCTATTCAACCTACCGACATTCGCCTTGCACACCTTGTAGCCGACGATGCGAGAATGGATCGCGAATTATTCACAGCAGGCAATGTTGACCGAGCGAAAAACACGCTTTCACGTCACGCTAACATTAAAGAGGCCATGAGATTCTACGAAGAATTTAGGTGGTTTCTTTTCAACACCGGAGTGAGCGTAGTCCAGCTTTACTCTGCCAAATGGGTACTACCCGTAGCATGGGAAGAATTACAACGCACAGTGGCATTAATGTTTGCACCTAAACGGGTGACAACATCAGCGGGAAAGGAACAAGCATGAGTAACGAATACGCGGCCCTATCATTCTTCAATACGCTAGACGACATGCTCGATAACACTGAATGGCTGTACCTTACATGGCTTGACGATGATCTTGAATATGTCGAGTTGACCTATGAGGAAATGGCCGAAGTGGTTGCGAACTATTACGGCGTAGACAAAACAAAACTATTAGGGCAAACAGGCGCGCAGTGACGCGCGCGGAGACGACAAGGTTACAAAATGGGGGATCACATGAGAATGATGAGACGAGAAACAGGTGCGACGGTCGGAGCGTTAGCCGTCATCTGCCTACTAGGGTTCACAATTCTGCCCAGCGTGTTCAGCAGCACGCCGCGGCTTGATGGGACCGTAGCGGTCTTACGTGACGGTGAACCATATGCGGGTGAATGCTACACGGTGGACACGTGGACGGCTGGCGGTGGGTTGCTGGACGTGTTGGACGGTTGGGTGCCGGTAGTTGAACCTAACCCTGATGGGTGGGGGCCTCTAGTTTTCGTTGGGAAAGCAAGGCTGACAGATAGTGGCGTCTGCAAATGAAGGTGGTCTCCGTTAACGTGTAGGCACAACAAGTTAGAACACCTGTTCGATACGTTCGGCAGGGTAGAAACGGAAAGTGCCAACAACAACGATCATGAACAACTACACCATCACATGCACGGTGCAAGACCCAACCGTTGCAGCACTCATCGCCACAGCAATCAGCCATGAAACCCTCAAATGCGACGCGCCCGCAACCATCACACTCACAACAATCACGCCCCAAGGGAGACCCGCAACACTCACAGGTGACGCGACACAAATCGGACAAGCCGCAGAAACCTTGGCACACATGCAAGAACAAGCACTCCTGACGGCCCCACAGGTAGCAAGGATGCTCCAAATCTCAGAAAGGAAACTCCAAGATCTTCGCTACGAAAAGAAAGGACCCGAACACCTGACCATCGGCACGCTAGTCCGCTACCCCAAAACAGGGGTTGAAAAGTGGATCAACCAACAAGCCAACAACTAACAGACCAGAAGGAGAAGGGGGTGTTGACGCGGTACCCCGCACCAACACGTGACATGTCAGAGCGGGGTACCACCAACCATGAGAAAAGGAAGGTCATATTAGGGGGACCACCCTTTAATCACCCACAACACTACCACGCAGCCGAGAAAGATGCAAACAAAGGAGACCAATGACCACAAAACAAGAAGCTACCCGCATGTCCACAGCACGCCTGATCGACATGCTCACGCAGACAGAAGCAAACACGCGTGACTGGCTCATAGCCATGCAAGAACTCCGCACACGCGATGTCACATACGAGGATGCCAGGAAAGTCGTCGAACACCTCAAAAAAGAACAACAGAAAGAAGAGAACCACTTTGACAAAACACAAGAATAAGAAGGGTAATCATGTGAAGGCTTTAGAAACAATGATTGACCACCTACTCAGGAAGTTTAATGCGCTTGATGAACGCGTCGTCAGTATCGCAGGGGCAGTGACCACGCTCCAAATGAAAGTGGGTGCTCAAGAGCTGTGGGTCGGCACGCTAGAAGACATTCAAGACCACCACGAGGAATCTATTCAACAGGTCACTAAACGGTTAAACGCCTTAGAAGAACGAGCCAACATGCTTGAAGACCTGCATAATTCCCTAAACATTGAAGTCGGAAACTTGTATGAAACACAGGGAGGAAAAGAATGACAGACATTAGATTCGGATTATATGAACTAAAAAGGCAGCCCACCGTTGAAGCGCTACGCTACACCGGTGACAATGGGAAACAGGTTCTTAGCGCAGTGCATGATCTGGGCGGATTCTCAGCACGCGAAGAATGCTATTACGAAAACGACCGTGGAACGTCAAAATTTTCTACCAACATTGTCATTAAGGAGGTAGGGGAATATACTGGGATGGTTGTTCGTAAGGGCGAATGGATTGTTTACGTGCCCAAAACTGTGAGAGTCATGGACGACGAGGACTTCCGGGCAATGTATCAGCCCGTTAAAACGGGGGCCGAGACCAGTGCCTAAACGCATTCAACGCAAACGCAGTAAAGGCTGGCGGATGCCCTATTGCACATGCGGGCAAGGCGCCCCACACAAAGCCGTGTACGTGGGAAGGGGGACCAAGTGGGGTAACCCGCATGTTATTGAACATAACACCATGTGCCACCTTCCCGGCTGGTACGTACGCGGTGACTGTAACACGCTCCAATGGGCACCCTGGTACGGGGTGTTCACATCAAAATGCAAAGCATCTGAGTATGCCGTCGACATGTATGACCAGTATTGCTCCCAATGCGCATGGCACGACATGGACCTCACACCACTACAAGGACACGACCTCGCCTGCTGGTGCCCACCAGACCAACCATGCCACGCAGACACACTACTCAGAGAGGCCAATTGAAATGAGCAAGATAAACATCGACTATTACAGGGAAGTCATGAATAATCGAATCTTCGGATTCCTGGTCACCGAAGACAACATCCTAGAAGCAGTCCACACATACGGAGGCACCTACACGTATAGCACACGAGGCGATATCCATGAGTGGGCATACTCATTTTCAGAGTCATCACCACTCAAGACAGTATCCTTCATCGTTACTCTAGGAGACTTCGTACTCATCGACTATGAGCAATCAAAACCAATGGGACGTATCTGTAACTACCCGGAGAGGCGATTCGTTAAAGACGACATGCTATACATTCGGCAACAAGATAGTGACAACTCATTCACACCATACACACAAGCACTACTGAAAGGAGCCGGATCTCAAAAGTAGAAACAGAAACGTCTCAAACTTGGAAACACAACAACACACAAACAACGAAAATTACAGGTCAAGAGGGGGATCACAGGAAAATGAACAAACAACTTGAAAACATGGTACGCAAAACCATCCAAAAGGCCTCAACATCACCAAAACTCACTAGCTACGCATATTGGCGTAACAGCCCAGAGAGGCTCCCAAGTGAATGGTACATGTTCTACTGCATAGAATCTATCAGCCTAATCGACTACTCCAAACGGCTCCGCGAAGACCCAGAGTCCACTAAGCCGTATCTTACGAGTATTCTTACCGCGTCCATCTGCGAACTCAAAGACATCCACAACGGAAACATGGAAAAAGTTGAAGAGGACATTGTAGAGGCCACTCAGAGAATCAAGTATTCGGTCGAAGAAATTCCCACGTACCCGACGCAAATTCTCAACAATGTCGGCACATATTGTGACGGGGAAACGTGCTCGCACATCTATAAGCAGAAAGTGCCAAACCAGAACGTGCATCTTAGCAAAATTGCTGGCATTGCGGCCCTATGGATCATATTCCTCGAAGACCGCAACTTCGCAGAAGACGCACACGCTCAGGAGGACGTGGCATGAGCAAACCGCGCGCCTGCAAACTATGCGGCAACATTCTTGACCGCTACGAACGCGACTACTGCGCAGACTGCGACTACGACCTCAACCGTGAAGAAGAAGACGGATTCGGTATCGGAGGATGGGCGTATTACGAAAACGACTGCCAATGACCACAACCCAGCTCATCATAACACGCCAATGGCGGTCGTCAGATGACACTTAAAACACGCAAGAACTTCAGCTAGTTAGGACAAATAAACCATGCTCACAGCATCATTCATCATCGCAATCATCACATTCATCACCGGATGGCTCACAATCGGAGCCGCCAAAGCATCAGGAGAAACACACGACAACAAAATCAAACCACTCATCACCCTCATGGGCCTAGCACTAGTCCTCGCCACAGGAATCCTCATCACCATTCAACCCATCATGCTCGGCATACAACTCCTCGCATAACAACAACCAAAAAGAAAGGAAGCGTAGGTGACAACAAGCGTAAACGAAGAAGACAAGCCATATCCACCATTAGACCGTGACCCATTCGCACAAGGCAACCAAATACGACACGCCAGCGTACAAATCGCCACAGTCAACGACCACAAACGGTTCCTCGCCGTCCGACCACAAGGCTACACGCAACCCCGGATCTACATTCTTGAATCCGACACGCCAATCAGCCTCAAAGCAGCCGACGAAGAAGACAAACGACTAAAACAAGCAAAGGAGACCAACCAGTAAACACCACCATCCAAAATGGGTGGCGTAAGAGGTAGACCAGAGCACAGCCGAAGACGAAACACGTCACCAGGCAACGCCCACTACCCCATACGCCACCCTTTTACTATGCCCAAAACGGTATAATGCCCACACCAACCAAAACTACCGCCACAAGGAACAAGGGGGGCCACCAAAATGGGTCGAACACGCCTTAAAACAGGACAACAAGGCACCATCACCACACACCGCGTCTACAAGCACAACGGCACATGGAAACGCGCCCAAAACGCGGCAGAAGCAACACACTGGGCAGCAGAAACACGCATCGGACAAGCAGTAGGCAAACCCCGACTCATCCGCCGCGTCGCCACAAGCAAACGCGCCGCACAACTCCAACTACAAGAAGCACTCCAAGAAGCCACAAAACAAGCACAATACGCAGGCCAACACATCAACCCAAACACCACGCCCACACAACTCTGGGACTACTACACGCAAACAGAACGCTGGGCAACACTCGCACCAAACTCACGCGCCACATACGAAAACGCCAAGAAACACAGCCAAAACGACTCGCCAAACTGGTGGCAAACCCCCATCGACCGAGCCTACAAACAGCTCCCACTCGAACAACTCATCAAAACCCACGCCAACCAGCACGGCACAAGGCAAGCAACAGTCCTCAAAACCATCCTGCGAAACATCGGCAAACTCGCAGCCGACATCATCAACCTCACACCACTCTCCGTCATACCAGCACCCCAACGCGCCTACCTCGTCGCCGGAGCAGCCCAACACGACACCAACAAAACCCTCAACAAAACACAACTCAAACAACTCATCCAAGACGCAGACCAATACGCAGACCAACACCCACAAGCCCCGTTAGCACGCGACGCCGCAGACATGATCGCACTCAACACGCACCTCGCACTCAGAATCGGAGAACTCCAAGCCCTCACCTGGGACAACATCAACCTCCAAACAGGTGAAGTCACAGGAGTCCAATCCATCAAAACCGGAACAACCTACCCCACCAAAACACTCCCCCAATGGCAAACAGACAGGCTCAAACACCGCAAAACCACAAGCCAAGGCCCATACGTGTTCGCACAAACCCGCTACGTCAAAGACGTCATCAGAAAAGTCTTCACCGAATGCGGCCACAGCGACATCACCATGCACAACATTCGCAAAAGCGTAGGCGGCATCATCTTCGACACCTACGGGCTGCGCGCGGCCTCAGCATGGCTCGCACACAGGAACGTGCAAACAACCATCGACTACTACATCAAAACAGGCGACCAATCCCCCACCGAACAGGTAGACACACTCACCTAA